TTTCAGCTTGAACCTGGTGGCCGGCCATGTTTCATCGATTATGAGCAGGCGCGTGGTGAGCAGCTGAAATACTACGTCGACCTGCTCAAATCCAAACCCTACACCTACGGCAGCGATCTGATCCTGCCGCACGATGCCGGCCATGATCGCCTGGGCATGGAATCCATACAGAATCAGTTGCAGGATTTGGGCTGGCCGTGTCGCGTGCTCAAGGTGGAACGCTCACTGCTGCCCGGCCTTGAAGCTGCCAGGGTGATGATCAACCGAGCTGTTTTCGATACTGAACGCACGCGCCTGGGTCGCAATGCGCTGAGCAGTTACCGGCGCGAATATGACGATAAAAACCATTGTTTCAAATCACACCCGCTGCACGATTGGACAGATGAAGCGGCCAGCTCATTCCGCTATGCTGTTCGTGCTATAAATGCCGGGTTCTGCAGATCGGGAATTTGGGCACCCGTTGATTACGGCACATTGGACAGGGCAGCAATATGAGCATTGGAGAATCAGGCCAGAAACCTGAAAGTATCACTGACGATGAAGTGATCAACGCGATTTATCAGGAACTTGATCGCACTGTTGAGTTTGGCCAGGTCAGTCTCAGCAACACCCGGCGCAAGGCCTGGAACGCATTTCTCAATCGGCCGCGTGGTGATGAAATCGCCGGCAGATCGAAAGTGCAGGACACCAGCATACGCGACACCGTTCATAGCCTGTTGGCCGCCATCATGCCGGCGTATGCCACCAGCGCACCGATATCGTTTCAGCCTGATGGCCCAGCTGACATTGACCAGGCTGCAGCTGAGTCTGCTGCGGTCAATTCGCTATTCACGGCAACACCGAATGCCTATCTGGAACTGCGCAATGCGGTGCAGGATGCGCTGCTATTTCGCAATGCGGTGATGCGTGTCTGGATCGATGAACGGCGTGACGTTCAGCACCGGGCATTTGCCGCACCGAAGCTGATGTGTTGGCGCAGGCACCCGCGCACGAAGATTGGCAATGGATCAGTGAAGATGATGCCGGCATCAACCATTTCAGCATCACTGCTGATCGGCAGCGGTTGAGGATTGAAGCGGTGGAGTCTGCCCGATTCTATGTTGATCCAAACCAGACCACCCAGGATTTGCAAGAAACTGATTTCATGGCCGAGCTGGCATTCCTCACCCGTTCCGATCTGCGTGAATTGGGTGTCAGTGCCAAGGTGGTTGGTGAGCTGCCGGCATCAGCTGACCAGGGCATCACCGATACTGGTGGCACCAATCTTGATCTGATGGCGCGATTCATTGAGGGCATCAGTGATTCCGCTTTCGCCACCACCTTTGGCCAGGAAATGGTTGAGTGCTACTGGATCAGCATGAAAATGGATCGTGATGGCGATGGCCTGGCCGAGAAATATCTATTCCTGGTGGCGCATCGCAAGCTGCTGATCGATGATCCGGTGGCGTTTTTCAGTTACGCCAGCGGCACGGGCTGGCCGGTGCCACATCGGTGGAGTGGCCTGAGCGTTTACGATCTGTTGATCAACACCCAGGACGAGCGCACCAATACGCGCCGGCAGTTGCAGGACAACATGAACAAGGCCAACAACCAGCGTCCGGTGGCAGACCCAGGCGAGACTGAATTTGAGGATTTGGCAACCGGCGCACCGGGTCGCGGCATTCGCTCAAAGAATCCGCAAAATGTCACCTGGATGCCGGTGCAGGACATTATCAGTAACAGCATCGGATTCCTTGAATACTCGGATAAGATTCGCTCTGAGCAGACTGGTGCCGCGTTGGAGCTGGCATCCGGTGATGCCAACCTGATCCGTGAGGCCAGCGGCGTATCGGTGGATATGCAGTTGCAACCACGCGAAGCAATGGCCGCGGCAGTGTCGAAAAACATTGCTTCAACGCTGATCAATAATGTCTTTCTGCTGATCCACGAAGTGCTGCGCACGCAATGGAAAACGCCAATAATGATTCAAAAGGCCGGCGATTGGTTGCCGGTGATGCCATCAGAGTGGCAGCAACGGCAAAAGGTGAGCACCAATGTTGGCCTGAGTGCCGGTGAGCGCCGCCGCACCACCAGCACGCTGCGCCAGGTGATCGAGATGCAAATGGGCATGATTCAGGGTGGCACGGCCAATATCACCACCACCTGGAATCAGGTGCATCGCGCCATCATGGATTGGACACAAGCGGCTGAACTCACCGCGCCCGAGCAGTATTTCCTGGATCCTGATGGCCGTGAATCGCAAGCTGGCCAGCAGGCGCAGCAACAACAACAGCTGCAGGCCCAGGAACAGCAAAAGCAGCTCACTGATTTCCAGCTGAAGATGGCGGAAATGGAAAAGCAGATTGACCAGGCAAAGGTCAAACTGGACAGATACGAACACGACACCCAGCTTGCCCACGATTATTGGGCCAAACTAGTAGAGGCAGACACCGCAGATGCAGACCGAATCGCAGTCGGAGAAACCCAAGCTCGCAAACTCCGTGGCAACGGCACAAGAACTGAAGATTCTGATTGAACGCACCGGCGTATTGAATGAAGTGCGCAACGAGCTGTTCAAAGAATGGTTGAATACTGAGCCGATGCAATGGCCGCAGATTAGGGCCAAACTCGCACTGCTCTCGACAGGCGAGTTGTTATTGAATAGGATGGCCACACCTGATGAATGAGAATTTATCACCAGTCGCCGGATTGTTGTCTGGTGCACCGCTTGATCCTGAGGTGGAGACACCAGCAGTGCAGGATGATGCGAAAACCCCACCTGATGAGAGTCAGGAATCAGCAAAGGGTGAGCCGGACACTCCCGAATTACCGGCAGCAGCAGCGCAGGCCCAGGAGACTGACCAACCCACGCTCACTGTGAAATCTTTGGCTGAGAAGCTGGAGATAAGGCCGCAGGATTTGTACCAGCAGCTAATGATCGATGTTGGATCGGGTGAGCAGCGCAGTCTATCGCAGGTCAAGGATGCCGGCGCGAAACTCCACAAGGCCGAAACGATCCTGGCTGACGCTGAAACGCACCGGCAGGATGCTGAAAATGAGTTGTTGAGGCACCAGCACGCAGCCTCACTGATGAAACCAACCGCTGAGCAGTTGCAGGCGGCTGATGAACAGTGGACTGTATATTTGCGCTCGGAAAATGCGAAAACGCTGAAAGTGATATCAGCCTGGCACGATCCGGCGCAGCAGAGTGCTGACCTGGGCGAAATGTCGAAACTGCTCACCAGTTATGGGGTGAGCAAGGGCGAAATTGCGCGCTATGCTGACCATCGAATGGTCAAACAGCTTTATGATCACATGACGTTGCGCCGCCGCCTGGATGCGGCAACCGCAGCAGAAGTGACCAAACACCCAGCACCCGTTGGCAAGGGAAAGCGAAAGTCAGCACCACAAACTGGTGCCAAAGCTGTTGAGCAGTTCAAGGCGGGAAAGATTACGCACACTGACGCAGTGAGGGCGCTAATTGCTGAGGGTTAAACCATGAGTGCCACCAATCTTGATGCGAGTGACCTGCATCTAACAAATCTGGACGGTGTGATCAATGAATCCGTCCTGCAGGCAATATTCGACATTTCAAACGTCGAATTGCCATTCACCCAACGTGCCGCGATGGGCACGCACGACAATCAATATACATCCTGGCGCATGGACAAATTGAATGCGCCCGTGATCACCGGGCAGCTCGTTGATGGCCAGGTGGTGACAACCGAAGATAACGTCACCAAGGTGGGCCGGCGCGTTGGCAACCATTCGGAAATCCGCGGTCTGCGCATTGAAGTTTCTACCCGCGCGCAGAAAGTGGACACCATTGGTTATGCCAATGAGCACGCCTATCAAATCAGCCGGCGCAATATCGAATTGCGGCGTAATGTTGAGGCAACGCTGCTCAGCAATAACGCATCAGTGCGCGGCACTGATACTGTTGCCGGGCAAGCGGCAGGCATGGCCGCCTGGCTGACCACGTTTGATGTTGATGGCAATGCCGATGCAACTGAAAACGTGATCCTGGGTGCACTCGGTGTTGTTGGTGGTTGGGATGCCGGCGCAGGCCCGGCCGATCAACTGGTGGCCGCTGCTGTTCCTGGCACCGCAACCGCACTCACCGAGAGCAACATACGCATTGTTTCTGAATCCATTTACGACAATGGTGGTGAGGCTCGCGTGGCAATGATGACACCCAAGGTTAAAACCTTGTTCAGTGCCTTTCTGTTCACGGATGCGGCGCGCATCGCAACGATGCAAAACTTTGAACCAGGTGGCAGTGCCAGGGAACGCAAAGCGCAGGGCAGCGTTGATTTGTATATCAGCGATTTCAGTGCACTGCAGTTGATCCCAAATCGGATGCAACCGATTGCCGGTGCCGCTGATGAATCGAATCTATTTCTGTTCGATTTCTCAATGCTCGAGCTGAGTTTCCTGCAGGGATACAACGTGATCCCACTCACCAAGGATGCGCTCAGCAATAACTCATTTATCTCGGTTGATTACACACTCCGTGTTAAAAATTGGGATTCATCCGGCTATATTGGAGACATTGACGAAACCACAGCTATGGTTGCGTAGAAATGGCGCAACGCACGAATACGCCGTGGATTGCCGCTGGTGGCCTGCTCACCCGATTTCGGGTTGAGCAGGATCATCTGGTGCGCGAAACGCATCAGCCTGGATATGACGATATCCTGCGGCAGAATGCTATCGAACGAAATATGCCCAAGCAACGTGCGTTCGGTGGTTGGAAAGTGGCATCAATCCCGGTGAATGACCTTACCGCGGTATATGCAAAATATCCCGAGCTGCTGACACATTCCGGCCAATGCGATGCCGATGAATACACCCGTGCGGTGGTGCGTTTCACCAATGATCCTGAATTTGCACATTGCGTGATCAAGAGGGCATGAATCATGGGGCACCCGTTAGCGTTTTATGGCCCAACACTCGGCATGGTTCAGCACGATGGCCTGGTGGCGTTTAGAAATACTCGCAGCCGCACGTTGCTGTTTGCCAACGATACGTTTATCACCATTGCGGCATTGGCGGTGGATTCATCCAAAGAGAATGTTATCGA